GGGTTGTGGGATGATGACCCATCGTTTGAATGTTTCTGCAATGTAGATTAAGGGGTTAACAACAAACCCCGTTTCAATCGTTTTATAATTAATGATTGAATCAAAAACCATATTAGTACCCACATCCCTAAAAGATGTAAAATTGCATCAAATGTTGGCTTACCAAGGTCTTAAAGATGACATGGATAATACTCAACGTCAGTTGGAAGCCGTATCCATTTTTTGTGAGTTAACAATGACCGAGGTCATGTCTATGCCCTTTGATGTCTTAACTAAGGCAGTAGATAGCATCACATTGATGTTAACGCAATCCCCGACCTTCACACCAAGAATTAAAATTGATGGCGTGGAATACGGGTTCATTCCAAACTTGGATGATATGTCAGTGGGTGAGTTTATAGATATAGAAACATACTCAAAAGAAACGCATGATTTGTGGAGAGTTATGAGTATTTTGTATAGGCCTATTAGTATTTCTGGACAAAACAAAAGGTATGAAATAGAACCATACAATGCAAACCTTGTTAGTGCATTTAAGGATTTAGATTGCAATACTGCATTTGGAGCCATGGTTTTTTTTTGGAGTTTAGGAATCGACTTGTTGAATTCTATCCAGAAGTATTTGGAGGGGCCGATGGGTCAGCAGATGAAAACCGCCTTACCAAAAAATGGGGATGGTTTGGAATGGTCTATCGACTCGCTTCAAGAAATTTCTTACGCTTGGAAGATGTCTATACAAAAACCATTCACACCGCTTTGTACTGGACGGCTTACGAAAGCGACATTGCGGAAATGGAACAAAAGATTATTAAGCAAAGTTACAAGCGATGAACAATAACCACATAGGAACTGCATTCAAGGTATTTAAAGACATCGCCACGGATAAGGGATGGAATTATAGCCACGGAACATTAACTGAGTTAGATTTCAAGGCGTTTACGGTATTCCCGTTGATGCATTGTTCCATTCAATCTGTATCGTTGACAGACCAAATTGCATCCATACAAATGAACATCATGATTGCGGATCGTGTGAACTTTTTGAAAGGAGAAAACGGGCAATTAAACTTGATTACGGTTTACGACCAATACGGATACACCGAGAATGAAAACTATGGCCACGTTTTACAAGAAATGTATGTTCAAATGTCAAAAGGATTATGGAAGTTAGAACAAGATTATTTTAGTCAAATCCAATTTCAAAGGCCCATATTGTTTAATCCATTTATAGAAACAATGGATAGTGTATTGGCTGGATATCAGATAAGTGTCACGATTGATTTAATTAACCCTTGGGTTACCGATGGCGATTGCGTTTAAAAATAGCATGGCCATTGTGGCTGATTATTCCAAGCAATGGGCAATGGCTTGTCGCACTATGTTGGAAGTCAAACGCCCACGAACATCTATCCGTGCCAAGTGGAAAAAGGTTGGTGGTGGATGGCAAGTGGTGTCAGCAACCAAAAAGACATTCCGTGGAAACTATGTTTCAAGTGGTCAATTGGTGTCCTCTATTAAAGGATCTCCTAATGGATTGGACTTAGGTATTACCATGAACCAAACGGGTCAATATGTTCAAAGTGGAAGAAAACCAGGCAAAGGGATACCACTTGATGCAATGCGTAATTGGGTTAAGATGAAAGGAATTCAACCACGCGACTTGTCAACTGGAAAATACAAATCTAAATCCAACATTGATACGATGATGTATATGATGAACCGAAAAATTAAGTATTTCGGTATTGAGCCATTTCCATTTGTAACTCAAGCAAGGCAACAAATTTTACCATCGTTTAATAAGGCGTTTACACAAGCGATGCAACAAGATATTAAAAAAGGACTATTCAACAAATGAACTTCACGGAACAACCAGATAGTATAGTGGGATGCAATTCCCCTATTATTTACCAAGGGTATGACGGCAATTATGCAGTCACGGGATTCTATTATGAATTTAAGGTTTATGTATGGAGTGGAACGGCAACATTACCCGCAACCCCCATTGTAACTATTAACAGATTACCCGACCAATTTGGTGGAGGAAGGGGATGGATTGATGTTCACAAGATTGTAAGTCAATATGTAAAAAGGGATTATTTCTTAACTGGTACATACCAACCCAATATTGGTGATGGTGCAATGCGAGTGGTGGTAACATGCCAAGGATTCTATTCAAGTACATCAACGGCATTAATCACTTCTAACACGATATTGGCCACAAGTGGATACACATACACCCAAGATGGATTTAATGTCGGCTACGGGGCTAAATATGTTTATACGGACAAATCACAAGTGACATTAACAACCGACACACCCCAAGCGTATTTATGGTACGATGCAAGTGTGATTACATCCATCACTTGTGGAAGTGCAACTGTGACCCCGAATGCAATTACAACACAATCGCAGTTGATTCAAGGCATTGAAATCAAGCAATTGATGACGGCGGGTGGGGTATGGGGTACAAACGCCAATATCACATTTGTCAAAGCGGGGGATGATGTAGTGATGCCAGTGGTATTTGATTGCCAAAACAAGTATGGTCAACAAGATGCGTTATACCTAAACAAATACGGAGTTTATGATTCCTATTTGTTTAACGCATTGAGCCGTGACAATTACGGGATTGAAAAAGAAACATACTCACAACCGATTTTCAAACAAGCGGATTTAAGTCAAGATTGGAGTTATGGTGTAGGTATCACCACATCGTATTTGGTTAACTCAAAATTAACCATGATGGTAAACACCGATTGGATCAACGAAGCAGATATTGATGCTTTGGAACAAGTGTTTTATTCTAACAACATTTTAATGTTAGATGGCAACATAGTGTTGGCTTCAAGGATTGTTGATTCAGCATTTGAAAAGAAAAAAGTATTAAACGAATATTTGATTCAGTACACCATACAATTTGAATACAGTCAACCCAAGATTAACAAGATTGTACGATAATGGAGTTAAGATTTTCATTAACCATTGACAACGGAGTTGAAGATACCATCACTCCAATAATGACTGCGTTAGCAACAAGGGCTGTTGGTGGTTTTACCGAAGCACAAGATTGTTGTATTGAAAAGTTGATGGCATTGGGCGGTGCTTTCAATGAGTTATTGCCAGTAGATTTATTCAAAGATGAAAGTGTTGAATTAAATAGGCAGTTAAAAGATTTACAAGATTTGTCCACAGTTTGGACAGATTACACACAGAATTTCCAAATCCCCGCCTCGGAAACCAACAACCAAATCTTTGCTGATTGGTTTGATGAGAATGTGGTATTGGGAGGATGGAATCCAAATGTTGGTAAAAATGCCACGCTTTATATTCATTCGTTACCCGTTTACAATGGGCGTGTGGAGTTTATCGGGTGTAAGTTCAAAGATGGAATCCCGCAATTATACAACATCGTATTTTATGGAACTACCAAAAAGATATTGGATGTATGGGGTGAGAATTTAATGAATGAGGATATGTGGAGTGCTTATGACCACACGGCTAATTATACAAACATTTTGGCATCGTGGAATCAAACATTAGTCAATGGTGACATATTGTGGCCCATCGCAGATTACAATCAAAATTGGAGGTATTCAACTGCATCTGGGATCAATGGGAACATACGGAATCCCAATGGAGTTGAGGTTGATGATTTACGCCCCGCAATAAGATTAAGGGCAATGTTGACAACGGTATTTGCGTATGCGGGATACACATTGAGTGGTTCGTTTTTAGACCGACCCGAAATGGATGATGCGTATATTTTACCAATGGGAACTGCGGGGCCATTGTATGACCCAGAGTATGTGGCAACGGGAAGATTTGAATCCAATATCACTACAATGAATTACAATGCGGGTTCAATCTTTACATTGAATTTTAAGGCAATGACATTCCCCGTTGTGGTAAACAACCCATCGGGCAATTATAGTAACGCCACGGGCAAGTATACGGCTAATAGGGCGGGTAATTATACCTTTGAATTGGTGTATAATGTTATTACGGCCCCAGGTACACCACTACAAGCATTCACATGGGTGTATTTATTGAACGGAAGAAAGGTATCGCAGTCACAAACTTATTCAAGCACCACATTGCCATCTAATCTATTTAGTACAAATTTCACTATGAAAACGGGTGATGTTTTACAAATTGGTTATCAAGTAACTGGTAATTGGACAAGTGGATTGGTGACATGGAGATGTCCGAGTGCACCACAAGGAATCAATGGAAACACGATTGACATGAAGGATGCCATGCCACAAACCAAGATTAAGGATTTTGTCAATGGTGTAATTAAATCATACAATTGTATTCTGATTCCGACAAGCTCATCAACCATAGAAATACACAACCTTCAAGATTGGTATGCCTTAGGAACAACAAAAAATTGGTCTGAATTTATTGACACAAAAGATATTGAGCATACCAAATTACCTATTCCAAAAGTGGTATCAATGACCCACAAGGAATCGGAGTGTTTGGCAAGTGAGTATTACAGAAACATTAATAGAAGGGAATATGGATCGGTGGAATTTTCACCCGTTATTGATTACCCCACGGATGAATTTAAGTTAGAAACCCCATTCAATGTCATTTGCCCCCAGGCGATGGATGAGGTCAACGCCAATGGTCAAAGAGTAAGGGCAACGGAATTAAACATCCCCAGGTTCATGGATAAAGATGATAAGGCGGTTCAACAAGATTTGACCTTATTTTATTATGGTGGTTTGCAATCGATAAGTGATCCGTATTATTTTAACAATAATGGTACGCCAGTTAACCAATATGTATTGCCATTAATGACATCGTATTCGGCATATCCAACAATTACATCAAGTTATTCAATGGCGTTTGGATTGGAGTATTCTGTGCGTGGTGATGCCCCTAAGAACTCAATGTACTTGATGTATTGGAACGAATACCTATCCCGTATGTATTCAACACAATCAAGGTTGGTTAAGTTAGGTGCGTATATTCCCGTTGGTGAATGGTTAAGTTTTGAATTAAACGACACGATTGCGATTAGTGGGAATTACTACAAAGTGCAATCACTCAAATACGATATGTTAACGCAATGGGCTAACCTTGAATTGGTGACATACCCAGATGTTGATATCATGTCGTTTACAACCACGGGGCAAAAACCCGATTTTACAGATGTGGTGGTCAATGTTAACGGCAAATCATACTTGCAAGATTATGTGGTGGCCAAGGGTATAATGAACTCGTATCGTTTTGGAACACAAGATTATTTGAATAGCAACCAAGACACTACATTCAACCAAAATAGTGTAAGTGACTTGGCCCAACAAGTAGATAGTTTACAAGCGATTGTACAGTTTAACCAAATCACAATGTATCGTGAAACTTCCGTATCATCCACAACGGAGGGAACGACATGGATACCAGTGCCACAAGAATATGAAGTATCCATTGGATATGTTGATAACATCACATCGGATTTGGCAACTGCAAAATATATATGCACCGATGGTGGTCAATATAAGTTCACGGCAATGGTTGAAATATCCCAAACGACAATTGAACAAATCAGTTTTGCCATTATGGTAAATGGAATTAAAACAAGTGGGTTTGGTGGATTCGGAAGTGATTATGGAGTTGTTTATTTATCCACAATTTTAGACCTTTCAACAACCGATGAGGTACAATTAATGTGGAAGTTCTTTGCGGGGGCCACGCCACGGGCAATCACCATTGTTTCATCTAACTTTTTAATATTGAAAAAATGATATTACTCATTATAAAATTAGCACAAGCCCAAGAATGGTATGGGGTATCTGATACGGTAGAAATTGCCAAAGGAAAAAACCAATACGCACAAACTTGGAAGCAAGTATGGAAAGTATATAAAAGAAAATTAAAATCATGGCCGAGCAAATAAATTATAATGTCAATATTAATACCAAGGATGCAGTCCAAAATGTAGACAATCTAAATGCAAGTTTAGAAGGTGTTGGAACAACTGCCCAAAAGGCAAGTGGTATTGGTGAAAAATTAGCGGGTATCAAAGGCCCCGTTGGTCAAGCAGTTCAAGCCGTACAAGGATTTGGAAAATCATTAATGGTATTGGCAGCAAATCCCGTGATGTTGACCATTACTGCAATTACGGCAGCGTTAGGATTATTGTATAAGGCATTTACATCCACAGATGAAGGAGGGGAAAAGGTAGACCAACTTATGGCTGGATTAAGTGCGGTAATGAATGTATTTAGGGATGTATTGGTCAAGGTGGCAAATATATTAATAGGCATATTTACAGACCCGCAAAAGGCGTTAAATGATTTCGCTGGAATGCTCAAAGAAAACATCATTAATCGTTTTGAAGGGTTATTGGAATTGTTGCCACAATTAGGTAAAGCAATTGGTTTATTATTTTCTGGTGAATTTTCGGAAGCGGGAAAGGTTGCCACCAACGCAGTTGCTAAAGTGGCTTTGGGAGTAGAGGATATGACTGGCAAATTGGATGCAGCGGGAAAGGCAATTGGTAAAGTAATGGATGAAGCCCAACGGGAAGCACAGATTGCTGCAAACATTGAAAAACAATTTGCTAAAATTGAAGACGCGGAAAGGGCATTGGGAGTGGAAAGGGCTAAACAAAATAAGGAATTGGCTGCGGCGAGATTAATGATGGAAGATGAAAATGCCACATTAGAGGAAAGAATTAAAGCATTAAAACAAGTTGGGACTGCGGAAGATGCTTTGTTGGCTAAAGAAATGAAAATTGCCAAAGAAAAATTGTCTTTGATTAATCAACGAAATGCACTTAGTGATATTAGTGATGAAATGGCACAAGAATCGGCTGATGCACAAAAAAAGGTGTATGAGTTGGAAGAACAATCCATTTTGCGTAAACGGAAATTGACCAAATCAATTGATGCATTAAATAAGGAAGACGAGGCCAAAAGGAAACAAGAATTAAAAGACCAATTAGATGCGTCCAAAGCGGCAATTGAGGCAGAACTTGCATTTAAACAACGAGCAGCCGATGGTGAGGAAAAATTTATTAATGAGCAATATGCTAAAGAGCAGTTGCGAATTACAAAAACCATTAGTGATGAAAAAGAAAAGCAAAAAGCATTAGAGAAATTAGAGTTGGATCGTTTGGCAAATATGATTCAAGCCAAAAGAGATGCTGGACAATCAACTACTGATTTGGAATTGCAGTTAGCACAGAAAGAGATTGCAATCAAAAAAGAAACTGCTGATGCTACCAAAAAGATAGATGATGCTAAACACGCAAATTCCGTGGCATTGTTGGATGCAACTGGGGCTGCGTTATCAACTTTCTCGCAATTAGTAGGTGAACAAACTGCAATGGGAAAAACATTGGCTGTTGCAAGTGCAATTATTTCTACTTATTCGGGTGCAAACAAGGCATTGGAAGCGGGTGCAGCAACACCGCCATTAGGATATATTAACGCTGCAGCAATTATTGCAACTGGTTTAATGAATGTTAAAAAAATCTTATCTGTAAAAGTACCAAATGCATCAGATTCTGGGCAATCAGCACCAAGCATGGGGCCAAGTGTGTCTATTATTGGAGGAACGGTTGACCCATCAGCACAAATGTCTGCAAGTTTGAACAAAAGTTTAAACAAACCCGCAAAGGCATATGTTGTTGGTAACGATATGAGTTCACAACAAGCACTTGATAGAAGGATACAGACAAATGCAACATTCCCTGGTTAATTCGTTTTTTAGGATATGCAATTACAAGGAATTAAATTATCAATATCATCAGATTTGACCAAAGAAATGGGATTGTTAAGGGCAAAAGTGGAAAGTATCAGAACCAAACACGATAACATCAAAGGCGATATTGTAAAGGCAATTGTACATTACAAAGCGGCCAAAATGCTATGTGGCAAAGTATCAAGAATGAAAGAAAAGTTTGGTATTGAACCAAAGGAACTAAATACAATGATGATGGAAATGGAAGCAAAGGGAGAGTATTTGAACAATTTAAACAAATTATGAGAATAGTTGAATTGATATTGGATGACCAACAATTGGCAAGTGGTATTGATGCTATTAGCATTGTAGAAGCACCCGCAATTGAATCCAATTTTATTGCATTAAAATCACATGAAATTAAGTTTGCTCAAGTTGATGCAGAAAAACGCATTTTGATGGGGCCAGTATTGATACCCGACAAACCAATATTTCGTAAACAAGTCATGAATGGTGAAATGCAAGAGTTCTATGTGTATTTTTCAAAGAACACGGTATCACGGGCATCGCAAATGTTTTTGATGAAGGGTAACCAAGGAAAAGCAACTCTGGAACATGACATGTCTTTGCAAGGTATTTGCATGGTGGAATCTTGGATTAAGGAAGATATGGAAAAAGACAAGTCTGCTATCTATGGTATGACGGATCCAATTGGAACATGGATGGGATGTTTAAAAGTTACCAACGATGAGATTTGGAACGACTATGTAAAAACTGGTCGTGTTAAAGGATTCAGCATCGAAGGTTATTTTGCAGATAAGTCAATGCCATTATCAAAGGTTGAAACCGATGATGAAAAGTTGGCTAAGGTCATTGATATCCTTACAGAATTTCAAAAATCTAACAAAGTAAACAATTAAAGTTTTATATATATGAACGCAACCGAAACATTAAACCGCGTATTGGCAACTTTGGGATTAAAGTCCGAAGCGACAATCGAGGTGGAGTTGGCACAAGTTAAGACCGAGGATGGTCAAGCCACATTTGAATCAGACAACTTTGCAGTTGGTGAAGCAGTATTTATTGTTACGCCAGATGGTAACATTGCATGTCCAGAAGGTGAATTTGCATTAGAAAACGGAAACACAATGACTGTTGATCCCAATGGTACAATAGTTGAAATTGCAACTAAAGAGGAAGAAATGCCAGAAGAAGAAGCAATTGTTGAGGAAGTTGTTGCCGAGGATATGCCAATGGATGCACCAGCCCCAATGGCAAAAAAAGTAGTAAAAAGCAAAACAGAAATGGAAGAATCTTATTTTAGCAAACAGATGAGCGAATTGGAAGCAAGATTTGAAGCCCGTTTGTCAGCATTGGAATTAGAGAAAGTACAATTGAGTGAGGAGAACAAGGAATTGACAAACAGATTGGCAACCGAACCCGCCCCACACACATTGCACAACCCAGAGGCAAACGGACAAGCAAAAAAATTACAATTCCACATGGGCAATAAGCGTGAGGAATCAATTAAAGACAGAGTATTTAATCAACTATTCAACTAACCACGAAAATGAATAATAATCTAAACAAAATCAATTTGAGTGGCCCAACAGTTTCCCCCAATACCTACGCGGGTCTTTGGAGTGGCAAGTATGTGGCCGCTGCCCTTTTGTCGGGTGAAACCTTGGCAAAGGATCTTATCACATTGCACCCCAATGTTGCTTACAAAGAAGTTATCCGTAATTGGCAGAACTCTGTATCAATCGATTCTGCAACTTGTGATTACACAGACAACTCATCAGTTACTTTGGGTGAATATGTGTTGACCACAGTTGAAAAGCAAGTAAACATGACTTTGTGTAAAAACAACTTGCGTACAACATGGGAAGCAGCCCAAGCGGGATTCAGTGCATTTGAAAAATTACCAGCAACATTTGAGGAATTTTTGTTAGCCCAAGTGGCAGCAGAAGTTGCTCAAGGTGTTGAATTAGGTATTTGGAAAACCAACACATTCTACACGGGTGGTATGGTTCAATACTTGATTGATAACTCATCAATTGTTCGCCCATTCTCTGGTGCTACAAGTGGATCAAATGTTGTTGCTCGTTTGCAAGAAGCATTGGATTATTCACCCGCTGCATTATATGGCAAAGAAGGTTACCAATACTATGTTGGCCCCGTTACCATGAAGGCGTATCAAGCGGCGTTATCTGCGGGTAACTACAATTTCCAATTCTATGTTGGTGAAAAGCCAATGAACTTCCAAGGTATTCCCGTTACCATGTGTCCAGGTCTTAACGATTCGGATTGTGTATTGGGTCTTAAAAGTGATTTGCACTTTGGAACGGGATTGTTAAGCGATTACAACGAAGTGAAGGTAATTGACATGGCCGACATTGACGGAAGTCAGAATGTTCGTACAATCATGCGTTTCACGGGTGGTATCATTGCTACTAACCCAACTCAACAAGTTGTAATTAATGTAACCTAATCCGATAAGGAAAATATAAACTTGGGGTGGGCATAAACACCCACCCTTTTTTTTTAACCAAGATAATAGAAAAGATATGCCAAGTTGTGGAACATTATTAGGAAGATACGAACCGTGTAAGCAGTATGTCGGTGGAATTAAAGTTGCGTACTTTATTCCATTTGAATTTGCAAACCGCGTTACCAAAGACGGAAGTGGAATTATCACATTGATTGACAATGGTTCAAATACAACACCAATTGCAGCCCCATTCTGGGAATTAAAAGGTTTGTCAACCATGGAAACCACCATCACCGCATCACGCGATAATGGAACATCAATGTATGAAACCATTTTTACTTTGTCATTTAAGCCAAGCGGATTGACCGAGATAACGGGAGATGCCGATATGGATGCAATCCAAACCTTGACCAAAGGAAGATGGCAAATCATCGTTTGGGATAGAAACGACCAATTTTGGTTGTTGGGTGAAACTTTGGGTTGTGATGCCAATGGCGGATCATCTTCATGGGGTGTACAGATGGGTGATGCTCGTTTGAATACCATCACTTTTTCAAGCCAAGAGAAATTACCCCCAGGAATTGTTGATGCCAATTCAGCAGCGAGTATTGCATTGGTAATTACACCAACAATGCCAGTTTAAGTGTTAATTATATTTCCATGTAAAGCCCTCGCCTTTGGTGGGGGTTTTTCATTTGTAACAAAAAGTGTATTTTGCGTTTTATAGGTATGCACATCAATAACGCATCCACCAATATCAATTTCACATCCTTTGTGGAATTTACGGGTGTATCAACGATTGAGGTGTGGCATAAGCCCACCAAAACAATGGTAACGGCCACAAGTACACCAAGTAAGTTATATTCATTCTACACAATGAATTTGCCATCATTAACCGCCATCAATTTAGTTGCCAACAATACCGATGAGATATTGATCCGTGTATTCAATACAAATAATTTGGTATGGGAGTATTTAGGTTATTGGATTACGGGAACAACCAACATCAATAACACATGGAAACAATGGGATACAACGGCCCCCGTTTCACCACAATGGATAACACTATGAGTTTAGAATTTATACAACTACAATCATACACCGCCCCGTCAATCATTGAGCAAAAAAACAAAGATTGGGTACAATACGGCGATGACAATAACTATTATCAGTATTTGATTGACTTGTATCATGGTTCACCAACAAACAATGCGTGTATTAAAGGTATCGCAGACCAAATTTATGGCAAGGGATTAGAAGTCACAAGTACATCACGAAACTTGCCAGGGTATATTGAGTTCAAAACCATGTTTGCTGCGGACGATTTACGGGCAGTAATTATGGATCTAAAAATGTTAGGCCAAGCATCGTTTCAACTTATCAAGTCAAAGGATAAGAAAAAGTATGTAAAGGCCAAGCACTTTCCACAACAAACACTTCGCCCCGCCAAGTGCAACGATAAGGGCGAGATTGAAAAGTATTATTATTACCCCGATTGGGCCAATATAAAGCGTGGAACACAACCCACAGAGATACGGGCATGGGGTTATGATGAATCTTCAAACGAATGTATATTAACAATCAAACCATATTCAACGGGTTCGTTTTACTTCGCACCCGTGGACTACCAAGGAGGTACGCAATATGCAAACTTGGAAGCGGAGATTTCCAATTTCCACATCAACAACATTATGAATGGTCTTGCGCCTTCTATGTTGATAAACTTCAACAATGGGCAACCACCCGCCGAGGTTAAAGACACAGTTGAAGCCCAAATCAAATCTAAGTTTGGTGGATCAAGCAATGCGGGAAGGTTTATCATCAGTTGGAACGATGGCAAGGATTCGGCTGCGGACATCACCCCAGTACAATTAAGTGATGCCCACAACCAATATCAATTTTTAAGTTCGGAATCAATGCAAAAGGTTATGATATCGCACCGAGTGGTATCGCCATTACTTTTGGGTATTAAAGATGGAACTGGATTTGGCAATAACGCGGATGAATTAAAGTCGGCATCTATCTTGTTTGACAATGTTGTTATTAGGCCTTTCCAAAGATTGGTTATTGATGCAGTTACCAAGGTATTGAACCACAACGGGTATAACTTGAATATGTATTTCAAGACCTTACAACCCCTTGAATTTACGGATTTAACGGGTAATGTAATTGATGATGAAACACGGGAGGAAGAAACGGGCGTATCGTTGTCATTAAAAAAAAAGATTGATTTAGCGGACATGACCATCGCGGATGAAGATTCGTGGTTGGAACATTTGAAAACCCGTGGGGAAATAATTAACACCGATGTATGGGAACTTATTGATGTAACGGAAGTTACGGATGCGGATGAGGAACTAAGATTTAACATGGCGTATGAAAATCCCAATAAGAAAAGTAGTGATGATAAGGGGGTTTACAAAATCCGTTATCGGTATGGTCCTAATATCGTATCCGACAATTCAAGGCAATTTTGCACTGCAATGGTTTCCCAATCCCAAGAGGGAGTAATTTACAGAAGGGAAGATATTATTGCTATGGGTGATGCGGGTGTCAACGGACAATTTGCACCAAGTGGTCTAAGCTCATATAGCATTTGGAAGTACAAAGGTGGAGTGTCTTGTCATCACAGATGGGAAAGATTGACATTTAGACGAAAGCAAATCAAGGGTAAATTTTTACCTAAGCAATCAAATGAATCTGGGGATAACCGAGATTTAGACAATTACAATGAAGTATCAAACAAGAGTGCTGATAACGCGGGTGTGCCATTTTCACCAAGTGGGTGGGATACTGCAAAGACAAGGCCCATTGATATGCCAAATCAAGGAAGTTTAAAGAACAAATAAGATGTACGCAAATGATGATGTATTATTAATTACCAAGGAGGACATATTTAAATACACTCAATTGAGTGGCAATTTTGATGTAGATAAAATAACTCCTTTTATCAAGATAGCCCAAGATATCCAAGTACAAGAATTATGCGGTACTGTTTTGTATCGTAGGTTGTTGGATGATGTTCAAAACAACACCTTGGCGGGATTTTATCTTTTGTTGGTGTCACACTATTTGCAACCTTTGTTGATCCATTACGCAATGAGTGATTTGTTGTTATTCCACGGGTATGAGGTAACCAATGGTGGTATCGTGCGTAACTCACCCGAGAATACCCAGTTACCAAGCAAAGAGGAATTGGACACAATTGTGCAAAGACAAAGAAACATAGCAGAAACTTATCGTAGGCGTTGCGTGGATTACCTTTCGTTTTTCCCACAACGATACCCAGAGTATACCGCCAACCAACAAGCGGGAGAATACCCAAATACAAACCCATCGAATTTCGTTACATGGAATTTGTAAAAAAGACATATAAACCAAAGGAAGACAAGGTCAAGAAATTGACCACCTACATAACGCAATTGAAAATCGTTAAGGGGGTAAAATGTGATTTGTTTACAAAGGCAATTATCATATTGGTGATGT